GTTTCCTTATCTTAGCTTCTCCAGTGTAGCCAGTCAAATTTAAAGAACTTGCATCTTCATTTCTGATAGTGAAAGTTGCTTCAAAGTCTACACCCTGATCTAAAACTAAATTTATGTTTCTTGCTGTCATCTGTCAAGAGGAGGGTTTTAGTTATTTATCTAATTTACTTAAAATTAGTTTCATCATATCCTTAAGTTCATCAACATCATCCTTTAGTTTATCCATCTCACTTACTTCTTTCAATTTTTGCTGTTTCAATTTTAGATAATTATTGTATTCGGAGTCTGAACAATTTAATATTGCTCCTGATTCCTCGTCTCTGTAAAGAGATCCACTATCTTTTACCTTTACTTTATTCATTAGATAGATGCAATAGCTCTTAAATCACGGATTTTTGGAACATAAGCAAAGTTAGTTCCTGACATTACAATCTTAATCTGGAATCCATTGAACTGTGGTAGATTAGAAGCATTGAACTCATACTCTTTATAATCTCTCTCAGTAGAAGAGGATAATATTCTTCTATCAGGTCTACCATTATTCTTTGCTGGATCTATAACTCTACCATCAACATCTAAGTTATCAAAGCCAGGGAACAATTCAAATAACTGATATTCTGGTGGAGCATCAATTCTGAATATTCTGTATAAAACTCTGATATCATTTGTAGCATGCCTGTATGCATCAAACATGACTTTCAATCCATCAGCAGCCTTTTCAAGAGTTACAATTTTAGACAAGTATATACAAGCACTTGGATCTTGATCAATAGAATTGACTCTAGGATCTGATGCGTAATCTGTAATCTTAGAGTTGATTCTATCCATAACAGTAATCATGTTGACTCTATCTAAGTCAATCATAGGACTTACTTTAGAATCTTCTGTACTTAAGAATGTCTGTAATGTAAATGATTTTCTACCCTCAAAGGCAACTAACTTATCAAGTTCATTTTGTTTGGAAGCAACAATTCTTGGAGTGCTTAGGTAATTATTATTTGCCAATGATATAGGCTCGTATCCCTGATCCACGAACGCTTCTAAGTTTCCGTCAGGACTATTTCCACTGAAAGTTCTAATCCTTGCACTTATGTCAGTTCCCTCTGGAAGTAAAGTTGCTACATTAGGTCTAACAATATTGAAAGGTATGTTCTGAGTTGCCATTGGCCCATATGGAACGCCAACTTGAACATATTGTTGATCGTAACTACCACCAGACTTATTCTCATTGAAGAACAATTCGGGGAATCCACTAGCATTTCCAGTAGATCTATCTACTCCGCGGCTTGAAACACCTACCTTGACCCAATAATGATCAACATCTATTGGATAAATTGACAAATCACTATCTATAAATTTGTGGGATGAGTTGATTCTTCTAAGAGATACGCCATTTAGTTCATACTTGAATACTTTATCGTTGATATTATAGTCACCCGCCTTGGTTTCATCCATAGACCTTGTAATATTATTCAAGGTTGAAGTTGTGGTTGTTACACCAGTATATTTGAGGATCTCATTTCCAATCTTAACATAGCCTGGGTTTGAGTTATTAACTTCAAGATTTTCAAATGAAGTAAATATTCCAATGGAAGATACTGTAATATCCTCGGTGCTAGATGAATCTATTGTAGATGTAATCTTCTCTGGTTTAACATCAGGTTCGATTCCAGAAAGTGTAACTAAATCTAACGGAGAGTACATGCCGTGATTAGAATGTCTTACACGGAAATGTAAACCATCAGTAATATTATTAAGGAAGTTAATAGAACCTCCATTTACAACACTGGTTCCACCACCACCGACATACACGATAGAGGAAGATGAATCTACTTTTGGTATACCTTGAATGTTATCAATAATCAAAGTATTGAAAGCACTAATAACACCAACATTGTTAGGAATTGATAATCTCAAATCTTTACCAAATCCGCCTGTGTTGGAGGCATCTACTGTTAGTACATCTCCAGTAGAATATCCAGTTCCACCAATAGAAACTGTTGCTGCGACAGCAACTCTATTATTAACATGAAGATCAACTGTGGCGCCAGATCCTCTACCAAACTGAGATATAAGAGGAACACCAGAATAAACAACAGATGTTGCAGCAAAACCACTACCAGCATTAGTGATAACAAGATCACTACCAACACCTATAGCACCAAGAGTTTTAATTAAGTTTGCACTAAAGTTTGGATTGGCTTGTTGATATATTGTAGTTCCTTCTGTCAATCCAGCTTGTTCTGCTGATGTCAAACTCTTTCCTAATCCAACAACAGCACTCTTAGAAAGCATGTCTATTGGGTTAGGTGCAAGAGAAACAATCTGTCTATTTCCAATATCAAGATCTGGGTTATAGAAGTTAACTCTACCTTCTGATTGTGTAAAGTTTGCTCTGTATAACTCAAATTTCAAATCTTCTAACTGACTAGGATCCCATGTAGCACCGTTCTGTGATTTAAACAATGAACCAAGTAAAGGTTGTTGAGATACAATAATCTTCTCAGAATCTGCCGAGTTGACAGTGGTTATATCTTCTTCTCCCATTCTGGAGATGTGAACAAAATATTCATTAGATGCAGATAGAAGAACCAAGGCAAATTCACCTCCACCTTCACAGTAAACAGGCGCAGGGAATGTAAATGTTGTTTTAGCAGAAGCATCATCAGAAACAACTACTTCGTCTGGATCAAGAATACACTCACCAAACGGCAAGATTTCTTGAGTTGGTAAACCAATCTTCAATGTTCTTACCTGTAAAGTAACTGGTAGTTGATTTGTATCTTTTGCTTGGAAGTAAACGTCACACTTGGTAAGGAATACACCATTAATATCAGGAACCTCAAATGATTGTGCAAGAGGGTCAACCCATCTAGTCTGAGTTGTAGATCTGTTTGTAAATGTTGTACCTACAGTCAATCTTGTGCTTGTGTCTGAGAGAGTTCTGTCATCAGACTGAGGTATTCTTTGAACATCTGCATTTCTCATTCTCAAGGTAGATGCCTCTACAGTTTGTAATGTACCAGATGATGTAAAGGTTGCCTCTCCAGAACTATCTGTAAATCCAGATATAGTTGAGTTAGTGGAACTTGTTGATAATGTAAATGTCTTAGTACCAGTGCTGAATGAAGGCGCAGAGGGGACTGTAGGATCAGGTAGGAATAGTGATCCAAGTAGAGATCCTGCCTTATCAGTAATCAATCTTATTGCAGATACAGTCGCAATGGCACCACTAGATTGACCAATCAATTTCATACCAGTAGTGATGTATCCGTAGAAACCAGAAGCAGCTTGAAGTTCTAGTGCAGCAGTATCAACGTTTAATATTGTAGTGGTTGATGAGTATGTGGATGAAATACTAGATGCTGGATCATATGGGTTTTGTTTATAAGTTTGTGATGGATTATTATATGGCCCATATTTGTGATTCTGATTTGCAAGTCTGAATCTAATTGCATCATTATTTGAATTAGGACGACTTCCCTCTACAATTTCACCAGCACCAAAAGTGCCACTAACCATTGTAATTTCGATAAGTTTTGGTACGACATACTTCTGCATGTCAATATTATCGAAGAATGGATACAATCTTGTATTTGGCTTGAGTCTTCTACATACAAATTCAATGTTTCTTGATCGCATTGTAGCGATGACTTCTGTGTTTACAACTTTATCACCTAAACTTGTAGTGTCAAATCTTTCACCAACACGGAACTGAATACCTTGTCTAGTTTGATTGGTAGTAGTTGTAGTTGTTTCTTCTTTAAATTCAGTCTTAGCATCTTGGAAGTTCTTGGTTGTGGTGATTGGAATACCACGCATTTTAACAAACTTACCTCGTTTTGTAGAAGTGCCTGTAAGAGTAGTCTTAGTATCACTGTAGAGTGTTGGCCCTAAAGTTGAACTGGATCCTGTCCAAGTGGTTTCCCATGATCCCCAATCAACAGGTGAAAGACCAGTATTACTATCAGCGCCAGTGATTCCCATAGTAGAATTGAAACTACCTTCTATATCGTAGGTAGCAGCAGTTCTTCTAGTCTCAATCCATGTATCAGTGGCAGGGTTCAGTTCAACTTGACCAATCCAGTTTACAACAGCAAATGGGTTTACGTTTACGATACGAGTTGCAAACTTGTTTTCTAAGTAAACCGTATCATCATAATTTAAACATACAACATCACCAATTCTTTTAACATTTGTATCACCAAGATCCTCAGCATATCTAAAATCAGCTGATGGATTTGAAGATGTCGCAGCACCAACTATGGCCTCTGTTCCAAGTAACAAGTCAATAGATGTTGTGTAATGTTGTGGTCTTAACCTACCGTCTACTGCATCTATTGATGCCTTATACTGTCTATTAGTTACATCACCACCAGAGACGGATTTAAAATTATCCACAAAGAAACCAGACTTGAATCTATCAAGATTAGTCTGTGGATCTTTAAGTGACATGGAACCTGTTTCTACCTCAAGGAGAGATAGTGAACTATAATATTCAACGTTCTTCAATCTATTCTCAAGTACGTTGATATCCTTCATTCGATATCTCTTATACTTAGCAAGAGTTAAATTAATTTCTTTAGTATCGTAGACATATGGAGGAAGTTGAATTGTGGCAACTTCTAACGCATTATCAATAGTGTTTGGTAATTTTGGTAAATCAGATGGCACACCCTGAGATAATGTAAAGATGCCTTCTTTACTCAAGAATAACTTATCAATTCTTCCAAGATAGTATTCATATGTAAGATTAAAAGATTTATCTTTTGCAACAATATGAGATGAAGATGATGAGCCAGCCACAAATTGTCTTGCACTAAACTCCCAAGGAGCTCTACCAGCAACTGATCCAACAACTCTTGGCCTTAGGTCAATAACATCTGAGGCATATCTTCCTCCAATAACAGGTAGAGAATCTGAGTATACAGAAGAATCATAGGAGTTTACAGTTACGAAATCGCCTGGATCTGAAGAATCAATAACAAAGTGATTATAAACCACAGTCAATCTTCTAGTAGGTGCTTCTGTGCCTTGTTTTCTTTCGATAGCAGAGAAATCAACATAATCTAATCTTTGGCCTGGATCAAATGTAAAGTTGTTTCTGATATCTCTGTCGCCAGGAATGAAAGTTTGAACTATACCTTGTACATTTGTTTCTTCAAAAGTAACTTCCTCACCAACTATGAAAGTATTCTCATTTTGATAAACAAAATCTACCTCGTTACTACCATTTGTAGAAACAAAAATAGCAGAAGCACCAGAGGTCTTACCAATTATAGCTTCACCCTGTAAGGCATTTAAAATATTAGAGTTTAAATTAGTAAGTTGAAGAACTGGGAATTGTGGATCTGATGTTGTGGATGACTCTAATACAGCAAGAACATATGCAACGTCACAAAGTCCCAAAGATATTCTTTTGTCTTGAACTCTATTACCATAAGTTGTACTGTATGTTAATCCATCATTTAACTTCATTAATCCAGTGCCTGACTGGGTTTTATTGGATTGATTAACTGTATATGTTGTTGCCCTTTTGAATACCTTAGATTTTGGTTTTACATTTACCTTCTTCCAAGTTACTGTCAATACGGCAGCACCAGAAGCAGTATCCAATCCAGATAAAGTAACTGTTCTACCACTGACTGTTAGTTTTTGATTAGTAAGTGGTTCTACTGTACCAGTAGTTTTGAATGTTAAATTATAATCTTCTTCATCAAATGGTTCTAGTGTAAGATCAGCATCAGTCTCTAGTGTTCCACTGAAGGCATTACTTGCAACTGTAATGTTATATGATTTTTTAATTATTAAATCGGCACCATTTGTGTCTACACTTGCAACATTATTTTTTGTTAAATCACTGAATAAAAATGCCTTTGAGTTATTCTTAACTTCTAGAGTTACTTTAAATAAATCGTTGACTGTTGTATCGGTAGATGGTAAAGCACCAGAACATACATTGGTTACATCAGATATTGCTTCAAGAGATATACTTGTTGAAGTTTTTGCAGTAACACTGTTGTAAGTAGGAACTGTATTCCCTGCAATACTATACTGAATAATATCGCCAGTCTTAATTCCAATATTAGCAAAGTTTGCACTTGGAGATGTAATTGTAGAAGCAGCACCAGATTTAGCACTTATTGTGTACTGAGTTGCGATAGGGGCTATCAAATGGCCAAGACTTAGAACAGGATCTGCACTAAACTTGTAATTAGTTGGATCATTTCCTACTAACTGTTTTACATCTTCCATGCCATAATCTTCTACCTCTGTAATACTTCTAGAGGCAGTAACACCATTAATAAAAATTTCTTCTCCAACTTGGAACTGTCCGTTTACTTGATACAAAGTAATCTGACTGGAGTTGTTTGAAGATGTGTACGCAAATCCCACAGCATTACTATTTTGACCTTCAATGTATGCTGGAAGAGGTACAGTGGTAGCTGTGTTTAATTGTAAGTATGTGAATGTTTGAATATCATATAGAGATGATTCAAAAACAGTGGAAGAATCGGCATAACCTACATTCTTTAACTTCAAATCATAAACTCTGGCAACACCAACTTGTGTTCCGTTACCTTCACCAACTGTTACTGTTCTTTTATTGAATAAATTTACATGAGAATCTGTTCCAATTCCAATAGGAGGCGAACCACTTACATGATTAAGTTCAACTTGTCTTCCTACACTAAATGGTAATGCCTCATTAAAAATCTTCTGCGTGGTACGAGGTTTGGGAACATCTACGGTTGTAGTACTAAGAGTTTCTATCTCATATCCTCTTACATATGCCTTTCCTGGCCCTATAGACAAACACATCAAATCGTCGTTAGGAATATTTCCTTGTTGTGTTAATTGATTAGAATAATATGCGCCATCGTTTCCTATCCTATCGTTTAAACACTCTTTAGTAACTATTGGGAATGGATTGATATAATAGTTTCCAGATTCATCAAAAGTTCTTCTTGCAAGTTCATCACGAATTAAGTTATCAACTTTAGTTCCAGACTTAACAAACTTCTGTAAAACTCCATTCTCCACTCTCATCAATTCTACAAAGTTCTCATCATTTAG